AAACTAAAAGAATCTTTTTCTAGTTCCCCTACAATTAAGATAACTTTACTAAATCCGTCTCCGGCAATTTTGGCCAACACTTTATCTAATGTACTAGCGTCTGCAGATGCTACACTGAACACTTCTGCATTTTGCGGAAACACTTTTCTATAAGTGGCTAGTTTTTCTTCGGGAGTCAGTGGATCATCTTTGGTCTTGGTAAATGTAGGTCTGTCTGCCCACGGTTGACCAGTTGCGGGGTCTACAAGACTGGTTCTTGACACTACGAAATATGCCTTGGCATCCATTTCTTGTGCGTGATGTAACACAGCCCTTGCCAGTAACATATGTCCTTTGTGGCCCATACCGCGACCCCATCCCATCACCGCAGTGTTGTTTTGACTAGTTTTTGCAATTTCTTCAAACAGTTGACGTAATAACATATTAATCTTTCCTCGGAGCCCATGTGGCTTGATCAATTGCTTTAACGTGTTGACCAGTTACGGGATCTATATACACATACCCTTCAGGTTTGGTTTGTCTAATGCCGCTGTGTGTTCCAGCACTGGCTCGTCTGTGCATGTCCATCTTGGCTGCACTTAGTTTTTCCACAGCAGTTAACACCGCATCTAAGCCTGGATTATTTAAAATTTCTGTTGTTCTTGATCTAGGAATTTTTTTAGCATCCATGGCATTTTCAGCCCATGCTTTGAACTTTTCTTTAACTCCGGCTACTCGCAGATTTTCGTTATAGAATTTATACAGTATATCACCAAACAAGTTAACAACTTCTTCTTCACCGCTAGGACCGGGTCGCTTGCGTTGTAGGAAACTGTCAATAGCCTGCTCGTTTTCATCAATAAAAGCATTAGCATCGTTCAACAAGTCGGTATCGATGCCTGGTGCTTGCTCTACATAGGTAGTACCTTGAACTATAACGTCTGGAGTTGACAACCCTTCCGCATCGGGATATCTGCCTTCATCGCTACCAATTGATTGATAATATCCTGTGGCAGCAACCATCAACTTGGCACCTTTGATACGTTTACCTAGATCACTGTTTTTGCCGATATGAAATCCGGAGATATTAGGAGAAAATTCATACTCTCCGGTTTCGGGATTTAGTATTGCTTGCGCAGGTTTACCATTGGGTTTTCTGCCAGGATAAAATAATAGGCCGCCTTCTAAGAATCCTTCCTCAGGACTGACTTGTTCAAAGTAAGGCCATAGATCGGCAAGTTGATTGGCATAGGCCTGTCTTTGTTTTTCTTTACCTGGTTCAGTTTTACCTGTTCCTAGAATAAAGTTTTTAATATCGTTGGGGCTAGACATCAGTGTAGTTACACCTTCTCCGGCCTGTGTTTTACCGCGCTTTAAATATTCCCAAGCATTTTTAGGTATAAGTCTAAATGTACCATCTTCGTCGCGTCCCCAATATACCACAGGACTGCCATCCCATTTAATTTCGTTGGCACCGCCAGTGCTGGCCATGCCTTGTATAATTCTCACAGCAGCACGACCACCTTCGGCACCAGCAGGTATGTTCTTTGATGGTATACCTGTGAAGATCAAATCCTCGACGTGTTGATACTTACGCCCAACAGTTGGTGCAGCAGATTCTTTGAGAACAAATTCACGAAATCTCATACCAATTTGTTCCTCATACGCACAAACCATTCGTTAGTGCCGACATCAGGAGTAGCGGCTTGCCAACTAGAACTGGCTTTGGCCTTGGCAAATATTTCATTGCGTTTGGCTTCATCGGGAATTGCCGCCATGATACTTTCTACACTTCCTAGGTCAGCAGCAGTTGCATTATTACCCAACAAATAACGTGCAATGTCGTCTAACTCATCACTTAAAAACTCGCTCTTTTTACCGGCAGCATCACGTTTGTAAAGCCCTTCATCTGGACTCCACAACAGTCCTTGACTGCTGGCCAGCGTGTTCATCATCATTTGTTTATTAACACCTTTGTATGGACTGCCTTTGGGTATATTATGTATATGAAATTTATAAACTCTAGCCGCGTTTTTAACTACCTTTATGTCTACTTGATGATACTCATCACCAAACGGTAGTTTTACATGCACAGTTACAGCAATACGTCTAGTTTCTAAACCTTTTTCCTGTAGATATTTTTCTAATTCAATACGAATCTGTTTTGAATCTTCTACTTTAAAAAATTCAGCGGCAATATCTAAATCAACCATGACATCCAAATCGCCGCTCATTTTTCCAGGTGTTGGGGTTGCGCCGCTGCCTATCCTGTAGATATTAAGACCAGTACCTTGTAGATACTTTTCTAATTGTTTTTCTAAATCTTCAGCGATAGCCTGATCAAACGCTGTGCTTTCTGGCCATATGTTTCCGCCTTCAGTTAACATCATCGTAATGGCCTTCTTCGATATTTTTTAATTCTTGTCTATGAAGATTTTCACAGATTTCTTTTACTAATTCTTCGTCTAATTCACCCGGCAAGTTTTTTTCTTCGGTAAACGTTTCTTTATATACTTTGTAAGCATGATTTACCATTGCTTCAAACGCCTTGGCCGTAAATTTAGTCTTATTGGCTTTGGCTTCTTTTACCTTCATGACAAAAGGATAATAATTTTTCCTGTAGAATTCAGGATCATTGTTCATAAAGTATTGCAGATCGTCTGCTAGATCATAACTAGGAGAAAATGCTTCTTCAGAACTGGGACTAAAAATTTCAAATATTTTCATAAATTTACACCATCGAAAAGACGACTATGCATTATTTATCGAGTATCTGAGATTAGGTTAGTGGTTTAATAACACAAAATTGACGGTACCGTCAGTGTATGTAATAACACAGCGTAGCCATACAAAATTGCCTGTGAAGTTCTGTAGCACAGATACATTGGTATTGGTCAAATACTCTAGATCAGTGTTGTCTATGTCGAACCAGTCAGTAGTTACAGGATCAATGGCCAATGCACCCTGCATCTTAAATGTTCCTATAAATCCAGTGAATTTTAGTTGAACTGTGTGTAGACCGTCACTGCGACCGTAATAACCGTCACCTTTGAATTTTTCACTGGTAATTGTTACCACCGAACTATCAGATGGATGACTGTTGCTTGAAACTAATGTGCTGCTTAATACTGGCATAGTAATTATTTAGTTAGGTTTATAATTTTATCAATTCTCAGTATATCGCTATTAACGAACATCTTAACCATGGACATAGTAGCATCGTCTTTGACATAGAAGTAAAACCCTCCCCTACTGCGATCTCTGCAGAGATTTTTTTTACAAGTTTTAGTCATCCTAATCTTGTTTATCTTTGCACTCCAATCTACAAAACTACTGTAGTTTTGTTTAGTTTTACCTAGAGTAACTTTGTAAGCATAGGGAACTCGTTTTAATATTATTTCACCTGTATTGATTACGACATTGTCGGGAGGCCCGCACATGTATTTTGTACGGACCACATCTAAATTAGCCATGGCCACTGCGGAATCTAAGTGATTGGTATAAAAACTCAGTAGAGGTTGTTCGATTCTCAATTCATAATCGCTAAAACTTTTTAATAAATTTAAAACTTCAACAGAATAGAAATAGTCTGTTGAGTTTTTGATATTGAGACATTGATATTTGAGAAGATTGTCCGAAGCATATTTTCCTAACATTTGGTCGGCATGGTCAATGTTGTTTCCTCTAAACCATGCCGCCGCCGGACAAATTATCACAGTTTTATATCTATATACGCCATTAAATAGTTTTTGACTATGTTTAACTTTGATCTGTTGAAGATTGCTCATGATATTCTAATTTAGCAATTTTAACTTTTGGAATTATGACCAATTGATTGTCAACAATACCAATAGTGATGATGCCACCGTTCTTAAGATCTCCAAACAACATCATTTTGGCCAACGGACGTTTAATTTCCTTGTCAATGACTCGTTGTAATGGCCTTGCCCCCATTTTACTATCGAATCCTTGTTTGACCAACCAATCCACAGCGTCATCACGCAGTTTAATTTTAATACCTTTTTCATGTACTTGATCTCTAAGTTCAACCATAAACTTGCCAACAATTTTAATCATTGTTTCTTTGCTGAGTTTGGCAAACGTAATGATACCGTCTAGTCGATTGCGAAATTCTGGTGCAAAAAACTTCTTGATATCAGCATCGCTGTAATCTTTTTCTTGTTGACCAAATCCTATGTGATTTTTCTCGCTGGCCTGTGCGCCGGCATTGGTAGTTAAGATCAACACAATATTACGACAATCTGCTTTTTTACCATTTGATCCAGTGATAAATCCATTGTCCATCATCTGCAACAAGATAGTTGACACATCAGGATGTGATTTTTCAACTTCGTCAAACAACAACACAGCATTGGGATTTTCTTGAATCTGCGTGATTAGCAATCCTGCGTTTTCTTCGAATCCCACATAACCGGGAGGTGATCCAATCAGTTTACTTACACTGTGTTTTTCTTGATATTCACTCATGTCAAATCGCAATAACTTAACACCAAGATGTTTACTCAACGATTTAGCAGTTTCAGTCTTGCCACAACCTGTTGGGCCCATGAATACAAAAGATCCAACAGGTTTGTTTTCTGATTTAAGACCTGCACGGGCCACAAGAATTTTATCAACAACAGTCTCAATAGCAGAATCTTGCCCATACACCTCACTCTGCAAGTTGCTCATTAAATTACTAAGATTACTGGATTCTGATTCCATAATTACTTCAGCAGGCAGTTGAATCATTTTACTAAGTTCAAATTGAATTTCTTCTTCTCCGATGACTCGATCGCCAGCCAATTTAATATTAAATCGTGAACATGCACAATCAATCAAATCAATTGCCTTGTCTGGTAATTTTTTATCTGTTTGATATTTCACACTGAGTTTGATTGCTGCCTGAATAGCATCGTCTTTGATTTTAACTTTGTGGAAATCTTCGTAGTACTTCTTAATACCTTTGAGAATCTGTACAGACATTTCTTGTGTTGGCTCATCAACAGTGATGCGCTGGAATCGACGCATCAGTGCGCGATCCTTTTCAAAGTGCTTGCGATAT